AACCTGCTGCAACAAACACAGCACCAGCTAGTAGTATGATGTCTGGCAGAGATATTATGGGGCGCCCTGTAATGAAAGGCAGTCCAAACGATATTACTAGCAATGGAGCAACTCCTCCAGCACCTGCTCCGGCACCTGCTGATGCGCCACCCGCACCTGCTCCGGCACCTGCTGATGCGCCACCCGCACCTGCTCCAGCACCTACAGCTCCAAAAAATAGAGATTCTATGACATTTGGTCAAGCATTTGCAGATGCTCGTAAATTAGGAGAAAAAACTTTTCCTTGGAGAGGTAAGCAATACGGTACTCAACTAGCATCACAACAAGTTGCTACACAACCTGGCGAACCTAAAACTGCATATAGAGATCCGGATCAAGGAGGTCAGGGAGGTCAGAACGCTTTATGGTTAAATCAAAAATTTCCTAAGGCACAGCCTGGTCAAGAATATTGGGTAAAAGGTACTAGATACGAAAAAGGTGCCGATGGATGGTATAGAACTTTTGAAAAGAGTGATTGGTTTGCTAAACCTATCAATCGTCAAGCTTCTAATTTAGGCTATACTGGACCAACTGACGATGCTTCAATGCAAGCGTGGGTCGCAAAAAATAGACCAAAGCAACAGGTAACTCAAGCAGATATTCCAATATATGAAGAGTCCACTGGTTATGACGAAGTTCAACGATTAATTAGTTTAGTACACCATAGATAACAATATGGATCTGCTTACAGTAACTTGTAGTCACGACAAGTTACAAATGCTGTTACAAGCAGAAAGCATACAAAAATTTTTAAGTCCTTGTACTCACTGGGTTGTAATAGACGACCCAGTAATTTCTATAGAAGAGTGGTCATCTCTATTATCTCCGTATTATACAAAACACAAGCTAATAATAGTCGATGGATTCAAAATAAATTCTAATTTTAATAATAACAAAGGCGGATGGGTACGACAACAGTATCATAAATTTGCTGCTTTTGAGTACATTAAAAACGACTACCTAATACTTGACTCAAAGAATTTTTTTATTAAAGAAACTAACATTGATGAATGGAATTCAACAATAGGCAACGGTTCACAAACAGATTTCTATAATAATCATAACTGGGGTGATACAGTAATAGAATACGCAAAGTATCTTGACGTTCCTGTAAATTTTCAACATCTATCAATTTTAACTCCTTTTGTTTTTCACAAAAATATTTTAGAAACTATTCCAGATTATCAGAAATTTTTAGATTATTTTTCTAATCAGTCAGTCATCGAAAGTGAATTTATGCTTTACTCTACACTACTGTACAAACTAGATAAGTTCCCAAAAGAATTTGAAAAAATGCCAAAATTTTGCCTACTCACCAGTGATTTTAATTTAAAAGCAGATCAGCTGTTACCTTATTTTTTTGATAAAGAACATGTGAAGGTGGCTGGCATACACCGTTCGTTATTATATCAGTTCAATTACGAAAACAAAGTATTTCTTTCTAGCTGGCTCAACAAAAAGGGGCTGTTTGTTAATGTTTTTGGTGAAAAAATCCACATTTAGAGCAATATTTCTCTTGCTCTGCTAAATAAAAACGCATACAATAACACGTATGCGTTTTTTGTTGAAAGGTTTCAACAAATAAAGGCAAATAAAAGCAAAGGCATATTAAAGGAGAAATATTATGGCAACTTTGGCTGAAATTAGAGCAAAACTTAAGGCATCTGAATCAAAAGGTTCAGGAGAAAGAACAAGCGGAGACAATTCAATATATCCGTTTTGGAATCTCAAAGAAGGCGGTGAATCCGTACTTCGTTTCTTACCCGATGGTAACACTGACAACACATTTTTCTGGGTTGAACGTGCAATGATCAAACTGCCATTCGCTGGCGTCAAGGGTGAATCAGAAAGCAAACCAACTATTGTACAAGTACCATGCATGGAAATGTATGGAGACTCTTGCCCAATCCTGAATGAAGTTCGCGGTTGGTTCAAGGACCCAGCATTGGAAGATATGGGTCGTAAATACTGGAAAAAGCGTTCATACATTTTCCAAGGCTTCGTTGCTGAAGATGGTCTGAAAGAAGAAAGTCATCCAGAAAATCCAATTCGCCGATTTATCATCGGCCCACAAATTTTCCAACTGATTCGTTCAGCATTGGTTGATCCAGAGTTGGAAGACTTGCCAACAGACTTCGTACACGGACTTGATTTCCGTATGAAGAAAGGTAGCAAGGGCGGATATGCTGACTACTCAACATCAAGTTGGGCACGTCGTGAGCGTCCATTGAATGACGAAGAACAAGCGGCTGTTAAGCAATACGGCTTGTTTAATCTAAATGATTTCTTACCTAAAAAGCCAACTGAGATTGAGCTCAAAGTAATGAAAGAAATGTTTGAAGCATCAGTTGACGGCGAACCGTTTGATATGGATCGTTGGGGACAGTACTTTAAACCCGCAGGTATGGGTCAATCTACAGGCGACCCAGTTAAGTCTACTCCTAAAGCAGCTGCACCAGCAGCAAGCGATGACTATGATGATGAGCCAGCACCAGTAGCAAAGTCTACTCCTGCTCCTGCTCCTAAAGCAGAAGAATCAAGCGGCGGTGATAGCCGTGCCCAAGATATCTTGGCAATGATTCGCAATCGTCAGAAGTAATAAACACGGCTTGGGCCTCTACAACTTAGTTGTACGCCCAGGTTCTCACACCTATTAGGAGAATAACATGACAAAATTAGCAAAATTAGCAAAGGTAAACGAAAACATCAGCATCAATCGTTATGACAATGGTTGGATGGTTGAAATTGGCGGCCGTAATAAAAAAGAAGATTGGTCTAATACAAAGACGCTGTGTAACACAGAAGATGAAGTAATCGCTCTAATTAAAGAGTGGAATACATTACCATTGGATCAATAATTATGGCAAATAAAGCATTCGATTTATCAAAATTTAGAAAAACCCTAACTAAAAGCATTGATGGGTTAGGTGTTGGGTTTAATGATCCAACAGATTGGATTAGCACAGGTAATTATACTCTTAACTATCTAATCAGCGGCGATTTTCACAAAGGCGTACCACTTGGTAAAGTTACTGTATTTGCAGGTGAATCCGGTGCAGGTAAGTCATTTATCTGTTCTGGAAACTTAGTACGTAATGCACAACAACAAGGCATCTATGTTATCCTAATTGATAGCGAAAATGCTCTTGATGAAAGTTGGTTACACGCTTTAGGTGTAGACACTAGTGAAGATAAACTACTCAAGCTCAATATGGCTATGATTGATGATGTGGCTAAAACTATCCACGAATTCATGAAAGAGTACAAAGAAATGACAGAACGTCCTAAGGTCTTGTTTGTCATAGACTCGTTGGGTATGTTACTTACTCCAACTGATATTAACCAGTTCGAAGCAGGTGACCTTAAAGGCGACATGGGCCGTAAACCTAAAGCATTGACAGCACTAGTTCGTAATTGTGTAAACATGTTTGGATCTTACAACGTTGGAATGGTATGTACTAATCATACATACGCAAGTCAAGATATGTTCGACCCAGACGACAAAATTTCAGGTGGACAAGGTTTTGTCTATGCGTCAAGCATTGTTGTTGCTATGAAAAAACTCAAACTTAAAGAGGATGAGGATGGTAACAAAGTTTCTGAAGTAAATGGTATTCGTGCCGCATGTAAGATTATGAAAACACGATATGCTAAACCTTTTGAAACTGTACAAATTAAGATTCCATACGAAACTGGTATGAATCCGTATAGTGGTATGGTTGACTTGTGTGAAAAACAAGGTATTTTAAAACAAGAAGGAAATAGACTCAAGTGGGTCGATCCTGAGACTGGAGAAGAGTTCAAATTCTACCGAAAAGAATGGAAAGATGATAAATTAGATATGATAATGGAAAAATTTCATATCAAATCTAATACAACACCTACTGTTCCCGAGGAGAATGAAGAACATGTTGAATGAAAGTCAAATTGGTGATATTTGGTTGCTATTTGCAGACTATATTGATAAAAAACAATTAGAAGTTGCGGCCGAACGTTATGTCGAATTGTTAGCAGACTATGGAGTAAGTGATCGAGTGTTTCAAAGTGCAATGGGCGTTGATCATACGCTCGATCAATCTATAGAATACTACTTAGACGAAGACGACGAAGACGAAGACGATTATAAAGAACTGGATTTTTAATGGGTTGGTACGCTAAAATTTCAAAAGACATCTCGCATATTCCGGATGCAGTAGAGTACTACAAGACCGAATTAGATGCTGCAAAAATTGAATGCCGTATAACGGGAAATATTGAAAGAGCAGCAGCAGGCTTGCCTGGTATTGTGGAACAGCGGTTTAGTCAGCTTCAAGAAATCGAAGCAATTTTAGAATACCTTAACATTGAACTTCGAAGACTTAAAAGCAGTCATTTTCGAAAATATCTTGAAAACTATCAACGTGCTCTAAGTAGTCGTGATTGTGAAAAATTTGTTGAAGGCGAGGCAGACGTAGTTGATTTTGAAAAAATTATCAACGAATTTGCCTTACTTCGTAACAAGTGGTTAGGCATTACTAAAGGCTTAGATCAAAAACAATGGCAAATTACCAATATTGTTAAACTTCGTGTTGCAGGGATGGAAGACGCTACCTTATGAAGATAGTCCTTGTCACAGGAGGCTTCGACCCATTGCATAGCGGACATATACGATATTTTAAAGAAGCAAAAGCATTGGGAGATATGCTAATTGTTGGATTGAACAGCGATGATTGGCTAGAACGTAAAAAAGGCCGTGCATTTATGCCTTGGAACGAAAGGCTTTGCATTATTAACAATCTATCTATGGTTGATGAGGTCTACACATTTGATGATGAAGACAACTCTGCCCGTCATTTTATAAAACAAGTAAGAGCTCATTATCCAGAAAGTCAATTGATTTTTGCCAATGGCGGTGATCGCACACAAGCAAACATTCCAGAAATGGATTGCACCGATAAAAACTTATATTTTGCATTTGGCGTTGGCGGCGTTGACAAAATGAATTCCAGTAGATGGATTTTGCAAGAATGGAAAGCTCCTAAGACAGAAAGACCATGGGGCTACTACCGTGTCTTGCACGAGATACAAGGAACCAAGGTAAAAGAACTTACAGTGATGCCTGGTAAAAGTTTAACCATGCAGAGACACCAACATCGAGCAGAGCACTGGCATGTATCAGAAGGTCGATGCGTAGTAAATTTTGGTGATGGTGAGCAAGAACGTACCTTACATCAGTTCCAACATATTCCTGTTGGTCATTGGCATCAACTTACTAATCCGTTTAACGAACCTTGCAGGATTGTAGAAATACAATACGGCGATCGCTGTGATGAAAGTGACATCGAACGACAAAACTAATTTGCCCAAAAGGTAGACCGTAGGCCTTAAATAATATTGAGGCCTATTTTTTTCTATAAGTATTGACTTTTGTCAAATTTTTGTTTAATATAGTGTTATGACACAAATAGATAAAATTTTAATTAAAATTTTGAATTTACCTGATAATGATTTAATGTTAGTGCCTAGACGCGAATTGAAGATTCTAAAAAATCTTGGAAAATTAGTTTCGTCACCGCATTTTATAACAGAAAATCAAGGCAAATTATTAATGAAAATTTTAAACGAAAATTTGAGAAATTTTAACGGAATTTCAGACGAAATTTCCGAGTCCTTACTTACACCCTCTTGGTCAAGAATCTTTAGGCCGGTTGATAAAACTAAAAAAATATACTTGTCGACTGACAATTCTACAATAGTTATGGAGTTTGCATACTCTAGTGTAATACGCAAGGTTTTACAGTCAATCTGGCGAGACCTTGGTAACATATCACAAGAGACTTCTGGTAAAATTTATAACATCGAACTCACTGAAAAAAATATTGTAAAATTAGTTGACACCTTTAAACCTCTTGAATTTGAAATTGACGAGAAAATTGAAAATTTTTACAAAATTATAAAATCTTGGTCAGAAACTGAAATAAAAAATAAATTCTTGCTCAGCAACTTTGATCATTCTAATTTTCAAAAATTGATTACTAGTGACCTTGGTATCGATACTCCTATCTCAGATGACACCATTGCTGACCGAAGTGTGCGATACCAGTATTTTTTAGAAAATCCCAAAAAAACACCAGAAAATTTGACCGAAATTTTGGCCTATAGGAAAAATACTAAAGTTTGGATCAATAAAAATTCCTACTCGTTAGAAGAGATTTTAAGTTCATTGAAACAAATAAAAAGACTACCTGTGCTTGTTATATTCGATTGTAATGACCATAAAAAATGCTATGAAGAATTGGTAGATCTTCACAAGAGTTTAGAAAAAACTGAAATTTTTGAAAATATTGGAATTTACTTTCGCCTTGACAATGATGAAGGTGGATCGATGTTCAACAAATTTATAGCCGAAAACAAATACAATGCTCAGTTAGATGAAACAACAACTATTGTTGGAGTACAAAATGGAAAAATACCTAAATTTTTCCTAAAAAGCCCTTGGAAGCCAATGAGTGTAATAAGCATTGGTTCTTCACTTAAACAAACAAAAACTGCGGTATATGCAAATTGTTGCGACCTAATAATTTCATACACAGAGCAAGAACCTATTATTGAGAACAAAGTACTATGGGAGTAAAATTAGTCATCCGAGACGAAGTCAACATTAAATTTGAGGGACTTCCGCTAGACGCTCGTAAAAAACTAGTATCAACCTTTAAATACGTCGACCCAACAGCTCGATATCGACCTGCCTATAAATTAGGACGTTGGGACGGTACCATAAGTCTATTTGGTCTTGGCGGCAATGGGTATCTTAATCAATTGGAA